ACTAGATTGATCTAAGCTTATTAAAGACTGTTTGAATTGTGTCATGCTGCGATTATACCTAAACGTCTGTTAAAAGATAGATATAGATTTTGTGTAGCACCTGCGATCGCTGGTGACGATTCTACATATTGACTTATACCACCATTTAGTAAGACACTTGCTACACGGATATAGTAAGTGCCACTAGACAGATTTTCTATTATCAACTCACTAGTAGACACCGACAATATGGGCGACCACGAACCCGTAGCACCTCGTTTCCATTGGACTTGATAAGAAGTTATAAAAGATCCGCCCGTTTCGGGTTTACTCCATCGTCCTATTAATTTAAATACATTAGCGCTTTGTTCTACAAAACCGACACCTAAATTTATAGGTGGTGGTGGTATAACAGGAATTTCTTCTTCTTTTTCTGTGGATTCTAACTCCCATCCATTTTCAATTATATTGAATTTGTCTTCTCGATATTCGGTAGCCAGAATTTCTATCAAACCACTGTCTTCAGCGTCTACTTTTATTACTTGTACTCTATATTTTTTTGTATTTATAACGTCTATAAACCAGTTAGATTCTTGTAGCGGAATTGTAGTAAAAGGAGTTGATACTTGTATGGTATCCGTAGAACCTGCCCCGTTACTAATCGTCTTAGTTTCTATTGTTAAATCTGGCATGGTGCAAGTTATAGAATAACCTGACGCATTTGGTAATATTATTTCTTGATCTAATTCTATCGTTGTACTTGTAGCTGATGTTATCAAACCGCCATAACGTTTTTTAGATCTCTTCCAATCTATGACGTTTATAATATCACCAGGTCGTACAAAAAGCCCAATTAATCTACACTTGAAGGACACGGTTTCTGTTTCTAGGAAATTAGAATAAACCTGATAACGTCCTTGTCTATAGGCTTGACCTCTAGATGTACATCCATAAGCTGCAAAATCAGTTTCTCTATAACCAAATTTTTTAAGAGCGTCTTGTACTTCTATTGATTCTACTGTTTGTCTATAGTAATCATCTGGATCATTCCATGTTACATAAGCAACAGAGTATCTTGTTTGTATATCAGTTGATGAATAACTGAACATACCGTTTTCTACATCGGCATTAGTAAACTGTTGAATAACATCACCAGGTTTATCCTGCCAGAATTTTAAGCATGTACCATCCCAATAATAATGTGAGTTACAAGCACTCAAAAATCCTTCTAATACTTTATGTGCGGCTTCTCCTTGTTGAAGTACAGTATTACATCTAAATCTACGTTCTGTACCACCAAAACCATTAGTTACAAACTCATTATTATATCTAGATATGTCATATAGATCATACGAGGACACCTGACAAGAATCTATCTGTTTACCTAAACCATAACGACTATTAGTTAGAATGTCATATAACTGCCACACCGGATCAGATGTCGCTATGGGTGGCTCATAAAGAGTACCATCCCATATCCCACTGAAGTCCAAGCCGCGATCTGTGTCGTTAACTACAGCATTACTAGGAATGGCTACAGTCCTACCACCGATCTTATACCCTCTTTGTGGTTCACTAGAGAATTGTTCTGCGTCAAACTCAGCGCTCACTACAGCCGTATGAGCATAATTTATCTTGGTATCATTTACGACAGTGGTGTAACTTACAAATTGAATAGTATTCTGTAAATTACTGTTAGGTGTTGGTTCTTGTACTAACTTTTCTACTCTTATAGTGATAGGTCTTGAAAAATTTGTATACGCGATCGGTATATTGTATTCAAATTCTGTAGCACTAGAAAATTTTACTGTGCGATCGTCGGAATGAACTGTTGCAACACCACCAATATCGGTTAATTGTATTCTGAACGCCATCCGACTCGCAACTACGTCACCATCTTCTTCATATTGTTGTACCTGAAATGCTAGTCTAACTCTTACAAAACTTATATCACTAACAGTGAAAGTTCTTGAAATAGGTATATTATATTTTACTTCTGTATTAACACTGGTTTCAGATGTAAGTCCTTCTTTAACGGTGGCATCTAATAGTCTTTGTGAACCTGTACCATTTCTACTATCCCACTTAAAGCCCGTAAAGTTTTTACTACCATCACTATTACCTACAGGCGTTCTATCCAAATAAATAGAACGATCGCCTTCTAATAAGCCTTCTATTGGACCTTCTGATAAAGCTTCTACTACTACGGCTCTTGCAGAACTGAGTGCCGTATCAGGATCTACGTCAGGGTTTTTAGATTTGCCACCACCACCGTTACTAGAAAAAATACCATGTTCACCTACAAGGTATGTATGGTATTCATCTACAACAAAATTGTACACAGTGGTTCTTTCTAGTTCTTCTTCTACCTTTAGTAACGGTCTGTATTCTAAATATTTGTCAATAAAGAATTCGTCTATATTCCATTTACCAATTTCTTTGAAAGAATTACGTTCTGTATAGAACGCATGATTTGGAGTTGCTATTACATAACCACCCCAATAGGTATATCTAAATACTTGTTGGTCGTGGTGAATGTTTGTAGATAATACTTTTTTGATAGATATTTTATTTTCGGGAGAGAAACAAAATACTTCATCCCCTGTTTTTATATTTTGTATGGGTATTAATCCTAATGGTGTCTGTATAAGAGTATCACCACTAAGACATCCTCCTCCTTCACCCCAAAACTCATCAAATTTCATCACGATCCACCTACATTAGTGGCTGTGATGTACGATCGCACGGTGGCAGATAATACCATAGATGGCGCTAGCATAACACCATATACTACATATATACGTTGTCCTATTTCTGCTGTGTTGGAAACGCCAGAAAATATAAAAGATTTTTCGTTCTCTTTATCAGCATCATTTTTAGGTTTTTGTCCCATTAAGCCGGATACAAGTAATAAAGAACCTGTAACGATTAATTGAACGGCACTCAGACCTAATAAACCCCCAGAGAATATCAGTCCTCCAGCAATAAGAGCTGTACCAAGGATTATTTTTCCTACTTTACCAGCACCACTAGGTAAAGCTGTAATATGAACACTTTTATCTTTTACTATAGGATCTGATAGTTCATCTTCTCCTATTTCATAATTTCCGTGTCTGACTTTGAAGAATGTACCTTTTTCTGTTTCATCTAGGATGAATTGTCTGAAGTCTTTGAAATTAACTTCTAGAAATCTAACACAATCTTTGGTGCTATGCGCTACACATCTAAATTCTTTACCATATTTCTTTCGTAGAGAACCATGTAAATAAATAGTAGTGTACATCACACCGTCCTTACCACGTAGGCTATATTATAACCTATGATGTTGGCACCATTAAGATTAATAACAAGAGCTGAATTACTTGCTAAGTCTAAAGGTGAATGAGGATGATACTCTACCCGATCTCTAAAACCAACTGTACCTTTTGCTGACAGTAAAACTCTCCTGCGATCTGTAGATGTACCACTTCGAACGATCACTAATGTTTCTACAGCGCTTTCGTTTTGAAGTTCTAAATTTAGTATTCTGATATAGTTACCACTACCAGGAGCCGCTACAATCGTATTGTTACCACTTGTAGAGATGGTTCCGCTTAGGTACACTTCAGCGATTCCATAATTTCCCATGTCAGCAAGCACCTCATCATAAGAATGAGGTGTGTATATAGGCACCGAACCAGACAACCCTTTATCTTCTGAAAGGAGTATAGCCGGATTGGTATTACCGTCTAAAACTGATATGTTCCTGGTAGGCATTTTTTTAGTTTATATAGCTAAGGTAACTATATCATAACAACGTTTTTGTTTCTGAAAGGTAGTCAAAATATGTACCTTACAGGGTGTGTTACAGCATACTTTAGATCATCGGGATTTTGTAGTTGTTCTCCATGTTGTGTACAATATACTTCATCCCATTGAACAGGTGTTACGCCTAGTCTATTAGCCACATCATCTAAAACAAGATTTTCTCTGTATATAGGTTCGTCACATACAGGGTCGGCAAATTTCCTGTGTCTTGTATATCTATCGTAGAAACTTTCTGGCGTGCGATATTCGTCACTTAATAATAACTTACTATTGTATATTTCTTTGATCACATTTCTTTTCATACCGAAACAACCACCAGAGATGAAATCGAATCGTCTAGAAAGATATGGTATAGCTAAGGGTTTTACATGACCTATCCAATCACCTTCTGGGATGTAACTAAAAGATCGCCACATATAAGAATCGGGATCTAATTTGATAACAAGATCGCTAGTTGTATTATTAAGTACGCATTTGAAATTACGTTGTGTAAATTCTGGTCCTACATTTTTTAAGCGATCGCCCTTTATTAGTACAAAAGAAGGAGAATCAGGGAACATGCGATCGTGATAGTCACGTATATTATTGATGGAATAAAGGTTTGCTTCTCCATCGCATATTACTACGATTTCTGAACTCGGATAAAATCTACGAAGTTGGAAAAGTAGTCTACAGGCGTAGATCTCATTCTTGTAAATGTTGAAATAGAAACTAATAGATTCCATCTGATTTAAGAACTTTCCATATTTTATTTTTCAGATATTCAAAAGAACCAAAGGGATAATTTGGATTATATTGATATGGCATGGCTGCGAGATTTTCGTTAGATATGAAAAGCATATAGTTATCATTATTTACATAATAAACATGAATTTGCAATAATCTATTAGTAGCCTCACCAATCCCACCAGGTAATCGACCCGAAATAGAAACAGTTTGTCCTTGTATAACTAAAGGATCGTAATTTGGTGGTTCTTCAGAACCCGACACAAAAGTTTCTGTTTTAATTAACGACGATGGATTAGATATGTTTAGCCCACTCACATCTGTCATTATTTTCGTAGTAACCTTTGCGCGTATATAGAACCATTTCGGAAATCCTGTTCGTCTGACGCCTATATATAATCGAGGAGCGTTCTGCATTTCAAGCATATCTAAATTGGTGTCAGGATCTCCAAAATAATATCGAGATCTTGAGAACAGTTCCTTTTCGCGATTAAAAATAGAACCTACTCCGTCGATATTATCAACAGCCGTTGATCCTTTTATGTAATAACCTTCTGTCCCTAATTGATGGTGTATAGATATACCTTTTTTTTCTCTTGGATCAAATAGGGGAACGTGTGTAGGGGGAGAAAAAGATCTTGTTATCTGTACATTACCTTGATAAATATCTACGTCTTTATTCGATTGTATGTTCACGAAACCCGCTTCATCTCCGTCATTGTAAAAAGAATCCTCGTATCTTGAATCGTTTGCTACATACTGAATTATAAAACTCATTATATAGTAACCAGATTGGAAAAATCCACCGTCAAAAAGAGACATTTTAGAACCTCATATAATGATTTGATCAGGATGTTGTAGTGATGTACAAACTTATACTTAAAACACAGTTGCTAAAATATCCGTTGTAATCTCCCATGGGATCGTTATTACGCTCATATATACCACAAGATATAGTAGGACTACCACAACAAGATTCCGTCGTTTGTTGTAATAACTGCGTTCTTATTGATTCGGTGCAACTAGGATATGTCAACTGATTCTTGTATAACGCTAAACGTGTTAAAAAATTGATAACGCAACTATGAGTTCTAGAATCGTAATTTTTCAGTGTTTCCCCAATGTACGTTTCACTATCTTTAGACCAGCTACCGTACATAATATCGGTTATGTTGTCTTTAAATTGTTTTTGTAAATATTCATAACTTCTTAAAATCAATCTAAAAGTGGTACCAGGGTCTTCTCCATTAAGGTTAGCCCACAGAGCGGACTCTCCAATTAATGCTTGTGTAGCAGGGTCATTACCTGGGTAAGGAATATTATTTTCTGAAAATCGTATTGGAGGAAAATCCGGTTCTATAGAACACCACTTACCATCTACCCAATTTAACCAATCCATTAATACTTTCTGTAAAGTATCAAACTTGGTGTTTGAATAATAAAGAGCCTTAGCCAACCATATACCAAATTGAGCTTGAGAAAAACCCGAATCTGAGCCTTCTACCATAGCGTTATATACAATTAGACCACTCGTCACAGTGTTTAGATGCCATTTAGAATCGAATGGCGATATTCTAAATGCGAAAGGACCAAAATCATCGTTGACTTCTGCATACTTTATTTGAGCCTTAGCTAAATTATCGATCGCTGCCAATAGTTGATTGTTATTTGTACCAACCAATCCCCATAGATTTTGGGAGATTAAGTAGAGATCTCCGTAACGATTAATTACAACGTTATTTTGTCGTATTATAGAAAATGTAAACAATTCACTATTAACTGTATTAGGTGAATAATTTATAATAGATTGAAACCCAGCTTTTATTTTGTTAGATCTTGTGTACCATATATCATTTTGGGTTATAACATACAAGTCATCATAAAGTTCCCATAACATAGGTAACCAAGATGCTTTTACATCAACTTGGTTAGCAACTAATGCTGTCATGGGATTCTCGAATAGTTGATTAGTTTGTATAGATCCGATAGGGGATCTCACATTTATTAACCAATGAGGTAGTGTACTGTTACCATTGTAATAATAAGTTTCTATAGCCTCTGCGAGTTCTAATGATTTATCTAACCACGTCTGATTATCCAGTAGTCTATATCCATTGAGAAACGCCATAGACAAATTTATTTGGTCATATAAAGTTCCAGCTTGCCAAGGTATCTCTGCATTATTATCTTGATAACATATTTTAGTGACTAAGTTGGCGTCTGATATCATTAAAGGAGGTTGAAGATTAGGTTGTGGAAATATTTCAAACTCAAATTCTAAAGAAGCGGTAGCGTTCCTATCATCGTCGGTCAGAGAAGATCTCACAGCATTAGTACCAGAGTAAACTGGAGACTGTGTAACTTGCCACCAATTGCTTGTCCACCCTGAAGGTATAACACCATTTTCAAAATCTTGATTCATATACGTGGTCGTTATTCCAGCTCTAGTATTAGAATTTCCGATAACTACACTATCGATCGCAACAACTTCGTTTTGTACACTAAAACCACTATCCTTTTCGTGTAAAAATCTTATTTTATATTTACCTTTTTTTTGAAAAGCATAGGAGAAACTAGTCCATGGATTAGGAGTTCCTGTACCAAAAACAAGACTGTTACTTACAGCACCACTGCCAGCACCACTTTTTATTAAAACGTCTTTCTTAATACCATCAGGTTCGATGACTTGTATCTTGAAGAAATCAGAGTATGCCTCTGTAGCAAATGTATAAAATACATGTAACCAAGTGTTACCTTCTTTTGGTGTAGAGTTATTGATTATAAGATTGTTTACATCTATAGTCGATATATTATCTATAAATACTTTCGATGCCGTAATATCAGATTTTATTTTAGTTATATCTATAAGATTAGAAAGATCGCTACAAGGTGATTCGATATCTTTTATAAACGTGGCTGAGAAACTAAAAGTATCAAATCCTATTGGCGTTATAGACCATTCCGTACAAAAATAGAGTTGTAATGATAATACGTCTGGGTTAGGACTCCAATAGAAAGATTCTACTCCTCTTCTAATAGATAGAAAATTGGATACGTTTTCTATATTGTCTTTAGTGTCGATCGCTTGAATGGTCCACGTTACTCTAGGTTCTACTGAAGAAGACGTACTTATATAGCCGTCGCCAAGCTGCGACTCAAAATTAGACCCTGTATCATAGGATTCTTCTGCGCCCCAAGATGGTGGTAATGTAAGTGTGAGATGAGGCATAGAGAGATTTTCCTAACTAAAATTACAAACGATATGTTCGACCTCTTTTATTAGTTCTCATTGAACTCCATACGATTCCAAAACCATCCAATATTTCTTTGGAATATCGGATCCTGGGAACCTCACCCTAGGAAGATTTTCGTTGTATAACATAAGATAATACTTATTATCTGGCATGTAACAAACGTGCATCTGTAGAACCCTACTATCGAATGAAGTATCACTTAATCCGAACCAACTAGCACCAGTGCCGTTGCTGCCATCCATCGGTGTTATCCCTAATATATCCATAGGATCAAAATTTGGTACTCCGTCACCTCCGGAAACGTAAACATCAGTTTTGAATCTTTTATCGGAAGCTAAATACGTTGCCCTACGTTTATAATTTTCCTGATAGTTAATAGTAGTAACGGCAGATATATTTCTACCTAATATATAAAACCATTTTGGTTCTCCAACTCTTCTTACACCCACATACAGCTTAGGGATTTCAGTAATATCCTGGATATTATAACGATAAGCAGAAAAGCCGGATATCTGTACGCCGTTAAGATTTCCACTGTCACCACCTGTACTGTAGTATCCTACAGAGCCTAGTTGATGGTGTAGTGATATACCTTTCCCATCCCTCGGGTCAAACAACGGATTGTGTGTAGGCGGCGAAAAAGATCTAGTAGTTTGTACATTCCCTTGATAAACGTCTTTTACTACTTTCGGATCATCTACAACATATAGGGCTTTGTCATTAGTAGAAGTGGTGTTCTGTTTAAGTGTATCACCGTATGTCTCTTCATACACTACGTTGCCTACGCTGTAATGTAGACTGACGTTTATATCTATAGGATTGAAGGAAAAGCCCATTTTATTTATATATCAGCTCAAACGATTGGTAGCATACATTGTGAATACGATAATACTGTTATCAAACGAACTAGAACCTCCTTCTAGTGGATATCCAGACAATCCATATATACCACATGGTATGGTTATACTACCACAACAAGAAGTCACTGACTGTTGTCGTAAAGGTGTTCTTATCGACTCAGTACAACTAGGATATGTCAACTGATTCTTGTATAACGCTAAACGTGTCAGAAAATTAATAACGCAACTATGAGTTCTAGAATCGTAATTTTTCAGTGTTTCCCCAATGTACGTTTCATTATCTTTAGACCAGCTACCGTACATAACACTAGATAAATTAACATCGAACTGTTTCTCCAGATATTCGTAACTCCTCAGAATAAGTCTAAAAGTGGCACCAGGATCTTCACCATTGATATTGGCCCACAAAGCTGATTCTCCTATCAACGCCTGTGTGGCAGGATCACTGTCTGGATAAGGAACATCGTTTTCTGAAAAGCGTACCGGAGGAAAATCTGGCTCTGTAGAACACCATTTCCCATCCACCCAATTTAACCAATCCATTAATACTTTTTGTAAAGTATCAAATTCTGTATTTGAATCATATAAAACCTTAGCTAACCAAAGACCAAATTGGGCCTGAGAAAAGCCTGAGTCCGATCCATCTATCATAGCGTTAGTTATGAGGCTTATGCTACTGTCGTCTGTAACCGTGTTCAAATGCCATTTAGAATCAAATGACGATATTCTAAAAGCAAATGGTCCAAAATCATTGTTGATCTCTGCGTATTTTATTTGAGCCTTAGCTAAATTATCGATCGCTGCTAGTAACTGTTCAGTATTGTTATCAACCAATCCCCATAAATTCTGAGAGATCAGATAGCGATCGCCATAACGATTAGTTACGATATTATTTTGTCTAATTATAGAGAGTGTAAACAATTCGCTATTAACTGTATTAGGCGAGTAATTTATAATAGATTGAAATCCTGTTTTTATCTTATTGGATCTCGTTTGCCATATACTATTCTGGGTTATTGAATATAGCTCGTCATAAAGTTCCCACAGCATTGGTAACCAAGATGCTTTTACATCAACTTGGTTAGCTGCCAAGGCCGTTACAGAAGGAGGAAAAATTGTGTAACCACTAATGTTAAGTGAATAAATCTCGAACAATTGATTAGTTTGTATAGATCCAATTGGAGATCTTGCGTTTATTAACCAATGAGGTAACGTGCTATTACCATTGTAATAATAGGTCTCTATGGATTCTGCAAGCGTTAATGATTTATCTAACCATGTCTGATCTTCTAATAATTTATAGCCATTGAGAAATGCCATGGACATATTTATTTGATCATAGAGTGTTCCGGCTTGCCAAGGTATTTCTGCGTTGTTATCTTGATAACATAGTTTAGTAACTAAGTTAGTATCCGATATCATCAAAGGCGATTGAAGGTTAGACTGTGGAAATATTTCAAACTCAAATTCTAAAGAAGCGGTAGCGTTCCTATCATCACTTGTTAATGACGATTTAACAGCGTTGGTACCAGAGTAGACAGGTGATTGTGTAATCTGCCACCAGTTATTTATCCATCCTGACGGGATAGTACCGTTCTCAAAATCTTGGTTTAGATACGTGGTTGTTATATTTGCCCTAGTGTTAGCATTACCAATGACCACACTATCGATCGCAACTACTTCATTCTCTACGGTAAAACCACTATCCTTTTCATGTAAAAATCTTATTTTATATTTACCTTTTTTCTGAAATGCGTAGCTAAAATTGGTCCATGGGTTTGGAGATCCACCACCGTAGTAACCATCAACAGATTGACCGGCACCACTTTTTATCAGAATATCTTTTTTAATGCCATCAGGTTCAATAATTTGTATTTTGAAAAAATCAGAATATACTTCTGTAGCAAAGGCATAGAATACGTGTAACCATGTATTATTTTCTTTTGGTGTGTTACTATTGATTATGAGGTTGTTTACATCTATCGTGGATAAATTATCTACGAAAATTTTTGAGGTGGTAACATCGGATTTTATTTTAGTTATGTCTATAAGATCAGAGAGATCGTTACAGAGCGATTCGATATCTTTTATAAATGTGGCAGAGAAATTAAAGGTGTCAAATCCTACTGGTGTTATGGACCATTCGGTACAAAAATAGAGTTGTAATGGTAATACTTCTACGTTAGGGCTCCAATAAAACGATTCTACTCCTCCTCTATCAGACAGAAAATCAGATACAATGTTTATGTTAGCTTTAGTATCGATCGCCTGAATAGTCCATGTCACTCTAGGCTCTACTGAAGAAGACGTACTTATATAACCATCACCAACTTGCGATTCAAAATTAGATCCTACATCGTAAGATTCTTCTGCACCCCAAAACGGCGGTAATGTAAGTGTAAGATAATTCATAAAAAGATTGTCCTAACTAGAACCATAAATAAAACTTTCGGTAGCGATCAAGCGGCATTAAGACTACCAAATTCTAATTCTAATTGTTTTAATGCCCAATCTTCACTTTTGTTTTCTTTGTTCGCACAATCTAATAGATACTGTATATAAGCACTTTTAAGCATCTCCGATCTATTGACCGTAGATCCAAGAAACCATTCATCTAATGGAGAAATACCATATTCCTTGGCAAATCTCTTTTCGACATGTTCTGGGGAAACGCCTGTGGTAAAACCTTCAAATCTATAAATTCTAAATCTATCCCTCAATGTTTCCACATGAATAGTTTTATTGATCGGTAATTCAATCATACCACTATCATCTATATCGAACTTAGTTACCCAATGATGGCCACAAGCGCAGTCCACAGTAAATCTAGGCACAATACGATCGCACTGAGGACACACTTTAGTGGGCATAACACCAGCGGTTTTTTCTTTGGATGTTGGTAATGTATAGTTTTGAATATCCTCTGGTATGCCTAGTCTTGTAGTGTTACCAGCTTGATCTAATATCACACCGAATCTTTTACCTTCAGCTATACGCATCAATCTCCCTATTTGCTGGAGATGTAACGCTTCTGATGCTGTAGGTCTCAAAAGTAACCCTACTTCAGCCATGGGTTCGTCAAAACCGATGCTGATAACGTTTACAGAAGATATACCTATCAAGGTTCCTTCTCTAAAATCGTTATATATCTTAGCTCTTTCTTTCAAAGGTGTTTCACTTGTTAAACAAGCAAAAGGCACTCCTAATCTATTGAAATGATAAGCAATACATTCGGCGTGTTCTATATCCACACAGAATGCTAGTGTTCGTTTTCCTCTACAGAGAAAACTTCCATCAGTATCTTTTAGTAGAAACCATTCCTTTATGATCGCACTGATTAGTTCAGGCGTAAAGCATCGGTTCTTTATTTCAGACACTTCGTAATCATCGCCCTTAACTTGAAGATCTGACACATTAACAGAAGCAGACGGAACATAATATCGCATTTGCGATAAAAAACCCATCCTTTGTAAATCCAGAGGCGTAGGAGTGGCTACGAAGCCTTCTAAATGATCTCCTATCTGTTCTACACCAAGACGTTTTGGAGTAGCTGTTAAAGCCACTACACGGGCATCTGGATAGATATTGTAGATAATATCCTTACCAACTTGAGATGTTAGTGTTATATGAGCCTCGTCAAATATAATAAAGTCTACTGTATAGTTCTTCCAGGTTTCTCTATTATTTAAGGTCTGAATACTAGCGATCTGCACTAGCGTATCAGGATTCTCTTCGTATCCAGCTTTTACAAAACCTACTTCGAGTCCGTATCGAGTAAACTTTTCTGCTGTTTGTTCTACTAACTTATCTAAGTGAACAATAAATAAAGATCGCTTACCTGCTGTAGAAGCATCCAGGCATAATTTAGTGGATATTACGGTCTTACCTGCCGCTGTAGCTGCGATCAACGCCATTCGCTTATTACCTTGGGCATAAGCGTTATAGAGATCGTTTATTACTCTAGCTTGATAATCTCGTAAGTCCATAGCGAAAATGCGTTTTCTTGTATTCTACCTGAAAGAGAGAGCGTTTGTCGATATTAAGAACCTATCTTTAATATCGACTGAAGACACTCTTTATTGAAGCACAACCGCATCACTATAATCAGGCAAAGGAAAGTTGGAAAACAGATACACCTTAGCATCATATCGTAGGAGTCTAGCTCTACCTACGGCTTGAATTAACTCCCGTTCGATTAGAGCGAATTGAATAGCTTGCAGACTCAGATTTTCAAACGTTCTAAACATAAATCTGAAACCATTACGGAAGATCTCTTGTTTAACCATCAGCACCTCCTCTGGAATATACATATTCAACAAAGCTGCTATAAGTACCACCACAGACTCAGGAGGGTGGGGTGTGCCAACTACAGCAATATCTTTTCCTGTATAGTCGTTGGACCCGCTACACTTACCGAAGTGAATATCTGGACAAGCGTTAAAGAAAAGATCTTTCATCGGCTTAAATGTGATAACAGGAGGATCTCCGTACTCTTCCAATTTAGTTTTCACATAGTTAAGAGTTTCGGAATTTTCTAACGAGATCCTAGAAAAAGATCTACTGGTGTCTTGGATCAGTTTTCCAACAGGAACCACGTTATCCAAATTTACGAATTTAATATCAGGAATTAGTTGGCGGTAAAGATCCTCGTCGGCTGTGGCCGAGAGAATAACAATCTTGCGATCGGTAGGCAATTCCTTTTTAGTTACGAAATTGATTTTGCCACCTGTATGATCAAGGCAGAATTTACCTCGTACTCTGAAAAGATCCAGGATAGGACTTGTGAATTTGTCGGCGTTAGATACAACCAACCTAGTGAAGATCTGACGAATAGGATCAGGGATACTAACAACAGGAATATCTCGGATAATAGGACAGCTACTATCGATTATATCGATGTAGTATTTCACCATACAATTGAGAATATCAAACGCCCGAGGATCGTCCTCAAAACGACTCTTGATAAGTCTTCTTAACGTATCGAGATCCGCTCCTGTAACAGTGCCGGTAGGAATCAATTCACCTAAGATGTCCTCGTCAAAAATCATTGTTTTACAATGACTGAAAGGAAATCTGTTATCACGATAATTTTTAGTTAAACCCTTACGATGAGTTCCAATTACAGGTAGACGAGTTTCACCATAAGCGTTAGAGTTTCTAATTTCATATTCGAGAAGCTTCTGCTTTAACTCAGGATTGGTGGTTCTCTTTTTTAATCTTCTGATTTCTTCTTGGGCTTTCGCATTGGCTCCTATTTCGTAAAGGTGAACAATCTCTCCAGGAATACCGTCAGGTTGTTGTGGTGTTACAGCAGCCTCAATCTCGTCCTCGTTGACTCCCAGATAGACAGAGAGTTCGTTCAAAAATTGATTGAGAAGATCGTGCGTTGCGAAAAAATATCCGTAAGGTCGTTTAGTATTAGCAAAAATTTCAACCAGTTTTCGAGACTTACCGATACCTGTAGGGAACTTAAGTACTACTACACCAGGTTTGTTATCGTTCAACGCTTGATCGATAGCACTTTCCATCTCACTTTGCCCTTTTTCTAAAGTGTGAGCGTATTGTACCACATTAGGCTGCTTTTCGGCTTGACCACCGTTGCTGTATGCCATAGGGGCGTTTGTATACCTATGATCAGCTTCAAAAGGACTAGCAGCTAGATTCGTAGGCCAGTAGTCGATGTGCTTGCGAAGCGAATTGAAAATACGATAGTGCTTTTGAGTGTAACGACCATCTTCGTTCATCCATATCTGTGCCTGTTTTAATCCACCCTTGAAAGGTAAAAGATTAGTCAAAGCAGTTAAAAGATCTGGATATTCTAAACGATCGCCAATTCGATACTTTTCAGTAGCTTCAATTGCTCCACCCCTAATAGAGGCGATTACAGCAACACGATCACACAGTCTGTCAAAATCAGGTTTAGAGATTATATCGTAGATCGCTGGAAGACCAATTGTAAAAGGAAGTTCCTTATCTTTTATCTTGCGATCGATAATCTTTCTTGCCGACTCACTGGAGCAATTCTTAGAAACTTCCACATCAGCAGCAACCTTTAAGAGATCGTAATTGATAGGAGCCGAATTGAAATTCTGAAACAATAGCTCACGACCACCATAATAAAATTGGGTGAGACGATTTGAAGAAACATCAGCTTCAGGAAACAAAGTATGAAGCCTGTTAAGGTAGTTCAACGTTTCTTCTTTATTTAGATCTCGTCCAGAATCAAAAACTACCCTAAATTTTCTCGTTTCAGGAGTATCTCTAAAAGAGGTGTGGAAAAATTTCCAGTCAATACCGTACTCTTCTAAACGATCTTTGACTTGTTCAGGACTAATCACCAACTTTCTAGAATCGAAGTCCATAGCTAACAAACGGGAAAAAAGAAAGTTGTCGTTACTTTTATGACCCTTCCATACTGAAGGTGCCCAGCTTTGACCTTGGATAATTAATTGAGCTAGTTCTGCGATCGTCGCTTCAGTAGACCTTAAAGAGTTGATGATAGATCCGATTAAGATATCACCCTCTTCGGTTCCTCTTTCTGGTTTATTAGTCAGTTTGCGATCGTCTAGCGAAATCATGAATTTATCAGACATTATTCAGCACTACCTTCAGCTTCAATTTTTTCATTTAACGCTTTTAGAGCCTCGGCCATAATTGCTGAAACTGAACAAGCTCTGATAGTAGATAGTCTTTCCATCAATTCTTTTTCTTCACGGGTAACAGAAATACCTACCCGATAATACTTAGGTCCACGAGGTCTGTAGTTACCGCGTTCCATTTGAACAATTTTAGTTTTCATTAATTAATTTTCAATTTGTTACATTTACAATGTTACAACGCAATTAGGTTTTTGTAAATAAAAAGTAGAAAATTAGTTATATATTTTTTACCCTCTTTTCATAGATGCTTGGCGCGTGTCCTGCTCTCTATTCCTTATATATCAATGCTTTTAGAGTTTTGTCCCGAAAACCCGGAGCCTTTAATAGATAAGAGAAAACATCCTCCGGCTTTTCGGGACAGATTGATGATCAATTTTCAGATCAATAATTAAAGACCGATAGCAGACGCACGCCCGGCATCTATGAAAAGAGGGTCGATATATATAAACGCTGAAAATTATATAAAATTATATAAAAAGATGATCGCGATCGTCATTTATAATGACTTTTCCTTTATTTTTTATATATATAATTTTTTATAGAATTAGCTGTAATCCTTATATAGCAATAGGTTGACCCCCTTTACATAGATGCTGTGTGTGTTCCCTCTTATCACCTATTTTTGTGCTATTTTTCATTATTCTATTTGCTATAACCTTTATATATCAATGCTTTCGAGGTTTGTTTCGTTTTCCCGGAGGCTTAGATTATATACAAGGCTCCGGGTTTTCGCAACAAAGAGGGAAAGATCATAAAAGGACTTAGAAAAAAGAGAAATATAGAGAGATCTACAGCAGCACACACACACCGCATCTATGTAAAGAGGGTCGATGTGTATAAATAATGAAAAATATACAAAATTATATAAAAAAAACGATCGCGATCGTCCTTATTTCATTCCTATTTCATTCGATCGCGATCGATCTACAAAAAAAAGAGGGTAGAAACAGAAAATATCGCCTCTAAACCCTTTGTAAGCCTGATTAACAAATTAACGATGAGAATTACCTCGACTGCCTTTAGCGCCTCTTAAAAACGATTCTGAGAGGACTAACAGTGGTTATCACAGGAACCACATACTAAGGAACTAATCGACAAACGAAATGGAAGAACGATCGCGATCAATCATCTAAATTCATTTTGACCAATCGAATGGGTCAATTTGGTCTAATCGATAATTCAGAAGTGATCGGTTAAATTGTTTTGACTAATCGATTGGTTCAATTTGACCTGATCGATTAGTCAAAATGAAAAAAGGGATTAGATCAATCTGACCTGATCGAACGATTTAACCGATGATCGCTCTAAAAATGCGATCGTCCTGAGAGATGAACATCGATTAGTGGCACCTAAAAGAGGTGCCATCAATTGTACGCACTTATACTCACTAAAAATATCGTCATATTAATATCGCCATTCTAAGGTGCAATTAATTATCGATAAGTAAAAATACGGGCGATCAATGGCACCTAAAAGAGGTACCACTAATTATCAGCATTTATACTCATCTTAGATAATCAAGAACCATTGTATTGATGGCACCTAAAAGAGGTGCCATTGATCGCTATGCAGCTATCGATAAGCAAAAATACTGAAGAACGATGGCACCTCTTTTAGGTGCCATTAATCATACGCACTTATACTCACTATTTTTCAATGTAAAGAAATGTAAAGAAATGTGAATTGATGGCACCTCTTACTTAGATGGATGATACAATTCTTATAATGCTTACATAGTGAGCGTTTCAATTGATGGCACCTCTCGAAAACACATATTGAGTGGTGTATAATATCTAACATGACCTACAGTGAGCTAATACTTTCTCTAGGAGAGGTAAAACAGTTTGTAGAACGAGAAACAAAGAAACGGGTAAGTAAAACCACCTTATTTAGGTGGATGAGGGAAATCCTTGACTTACCTGTTTATGACCCTGCTAGGGTCAGAGTTTACACAATCGAAGATGCCGTATGTCTTTCTTTTTGGGCTATTTCTTCTGAAAAAGCGAAGAAAGGATCTAGACACGGTAGACGAAACAGACGGATTCAATTTTATGAGGAATTATTCTTGTCATGGCAGCGAAACCAATCAATAGGCTAAAAGAAGAGCAGGAAACGCCCGTTACGCCCCCTAAAACAGGCGAAACCACTTATGACACCAGTACGGACATTACTCTGGTGAAGGCCACTCTAGCCAT